GGTGACCATTCCCGACTTTTTTATTTCTATGATTGGAAAAATAGCCAAATAAGCAAAGAGAAAGCACATAGAAAGCATTTTTATTTATTAAACGTATGGCGACAACACACAAAAACAAAAGCCTTTATATCTAAAATATGGCAGCAAAAAAGAAACGAACAGTAGGGACGATGATTGAGCTTGCCGACTCTTTAGGATGTAGCCGAGCAAGCCTTTATATCTGGTTAAAAATGGAGGGCGCACCATCAACCAGCAATACGAAAAGGCATGATATTGATGCCTGGGAAAAATTCATAAATAGCAGAGGCTTAAAACCCGTTGAGGGTGACGAGCTAAACCGAGGCAGATTGCAGGCTGAGAACCTACAGCGGAAGAACGCACTACTTGAAATCGAGATTGACGAGAAGCTAGGCAAATTGATTCCTGTTGTAGAGGTCGAGACAGAAGTCACTCGAATGGTTCATCAATTTAAAAGCCTAATATATACCAAACTAGAGAACGAATTGCCGCCAATACTTGAAGGCATGAAAGCGGCAGACATACAAATCAAACAACGCGAAGCCATTGCCGAGGCTTTTGCAATATTGGAGGATGACAAGTGGAGAAATCAACGGTTGAAGCAATAGCCAGGCGAGCCATAGCGCCGCGAAGCACTGACCCGCCTTGGCGCTGGGCCGAGAAAAATATCGTTGTTGACAAAACCTCGCCTTTCCCTGGTAAGTTCAATGCCAACATTGCACCCTGGACCAAGGAACCTATGGAGTGCTTTGGCGATAATAGAGTTAAAGACCTGGCGATTATGTGCAGCGCTCAATCTGGTAAAACTCAAATGGTGATTACTTTGGCGGCTTGGTGTATTGCACAAGACCCAGGGCCGGCTATGTGGGTGATGGCTGCACAGGATGAGGCTAAGACATTTGCACGCACTAGGCTAATGCCGACGCTGGAAAACTGCGACGCTGTAGCAGAGTTATTCCCAAATGACCGACACGCCAAAACTACTTTAGAAATTAACTTTGCCAGTATGCCGCTTGTGATTAATGGCGCTAACAGCCAAAGCAAGTTGCAATCTAAACCTATTCGCTGGCTGTTTCTGGATGAGGTGCGGAACTATCCACCAGGAGCTTATGAGATGGTAATTAAACGGACGCGGGCGTTTTGGAATGCTCGCCGCGTTGTTATATCTACACCAGACCATGAAAACGACCACGTCCACCGCGCTTATCTTGCCGGCGACCAAAGAGTCTACGAGGTTTTATGTCCTGAGTGCGACGACCGGCACGAAATGAATTTTGAAAACATCAAATTTGATACCAACGAAAAAACTTATGTAAACGACGAGTGGGACTTTGACGAGTTGGGTAAAACAATTCGCTACGAATGCCCACATTGCCAGGCTCAATTTTTAGACCGGCAAGATATTAGAAAGGCATTTGCAATTTCTGGCAAGTGGCGGGCAACCAATCCACAAGCGCCAAGTGAAAAAGTTTCTTTTAGATGGTCGGCAGTTTTGCCGCCTTGGGTTTCCTGGCGTGATTTGGTTCAAGAATTTTTGCAGGCAAAGGCAGCCTTAAAAGTCGGCACTACTGTACCCTTAAAAATATTCAAAGCCGAATCTCTTGGCGTTCCCTGGGTTGAAGAAATGGAAACCGACGACGAAATTAGAGAGTTGCCGGTTCATGATGAATCATGGCCCTGGGCAGATGAGGCTTTTCGTTTTGCCACTGTCGATGTTCAGCGCGATTTGTTTTATTTAGTGGTAAGAGCTTGGGCGCTCGATGGGCAAAGCCGGCTTGTTCACTGGTCGAAGCCTTTGACGTTTGACAGCATAGAAGACTTGCGGGCTAAGTATAACGTCAAACCTCATTTAGTTTTTATCGACTCAGGTTATAACGCGCAGAAAGTTTATGCAGCTTGCAAGCAGTTTGGTTTTACTTCCTTGAAGGGAGCAAAAACAAAAGATTTTGCACACAAGATTAAAGACGAAACAATACGCCGCGCATTTTCTCCGCGCGTATATGTAGACCCTGCAGTCGGTACAAAGAGCCAGGGCCGAGTTAGGCCAGTTACTTTATTTCATTGGAGCAATCCAACTTGCAAAGATGTTTTAGCAAACTTGCGAGATGCAAAAGGGGCAAGCTGGACTGTAACGCCGGACGCGGGCAACGAGTACGAATTGCAAATGTTTTCAGAACGAAGAAGGGAACGCCACGACAAGGCCGGCCAAACCGTTTACGAATGGCATCGAGTCGGCAAACGGGCGAATCACTTGTGGGATTGTGAAGGTATGCAAATTGCGGCGGCAATGATGGCAAAATGTTTGGCTGAAAATGCTTAAATATTAAACTTTTTTCATAAAACACTAAAAACCTTAGTAAATAAGCAAAAACTTTTTTTAAATAATACTTGCATATAACCTAACGCTAGGTTATTGTTTTTCCAGAGCGAGGGAATAAGCCCAAGCCAAACAAAGCTAAAAACAAAATGACAAAAACAATAACAGGCAAAGTTCAACTAAAGCGCGGCGGTAGTTTTAAAACATTCGTATATGAATTAAATGGCGAAGTGCTTCGCAAAAGCCATCGCTACTATCCGCTAGGTTTTAAATATTTTCGAGACAATGGTCACCACTGGACTTTCGGCAAAGCGCCAAACAGCACAGACTCAAAAAGATACAGAACAGAAGTTTTTCAAGTTATTTGGCAAGAGTCTGCCAGTGAGTTTTTACCAGAAGAAGCAAGGAAGGAGGTCGGCGCATAAGCGCCGCCCTCAGAAAGGAACCAAACAAAATGAAAAAATCAATCAACATTACACCAACTTGGGCCGGAATTGTTCCGGCATTGCTCGAAGCTTATGCAAGCGCAAGCCCAATGAAACGCGAAGACATCCGCGCCGAGTTTTTAAAAATGGCAAAGGCGGCAGATTTATATAATAAATTACCAGACCCATTAAAATGAAAATAGAAAAGAAAACAGAAGAAGTAGTTTATATCACAATCAATGGCAAAACCGTTTATATAGATGACAGCACAGGCGAGTTGATAATTAACGCTTGGGACGCTGCAACAGAAGAACCAATTAAACCAACTTTCGCACAATGACCATTGATTACAAATGCCCGCATTGCAACAAGTCAATCAATCCTGGTCAGATATTAGCCAGCGCAACCAGCGAGGCCAAGGCGGCATCGTCTAGGGCTAACGCAAGCAAGCCGCCGAAACCTGGCAGTAAGCCGCGAGGCCGGCCGCGCAAACCGCTTGACGATTCGGCCAACTAGGTTGCAATCGTTTTGGCCGGTTTTGGTTTGGTTTCCACCGGCTGACAGACTCACTCATAACAAGCCGTCCTTGGTTTAAAGCTTTTACCAGGGGCGGCCTTCTTTTTTTTTGTTTCGCTTGAGAAAATACTATACCCGTTAACATATACAGAAATGCGGGCAGAAGGTTTATTTCTTAATTTCACCACAAGTGAAATAACTACAATACAAGCAAAGGCTAAAACCATGCTCACAGAGGGTAAAACCTTGATGGCTTATGGCATAGGCGGCCGCAATGCTACAAAGCAATTCACGCTACCTATTGACCAGGTTTTGAGAGAATGCCGGTTTGCGCTGAAGAAAAAAGACCCTGGCACTTACGGTTATTTGTCTACCCGCACCTACGCAAAATTCCGCAATGCTTAAAGGATTTATTAAAAAACTTGGTTCACTATGGGAGCCGCAATATCAAAGCAATCGGCACAGGCGGCCGCTTCGTTATTTAAACAAAGATACCAGGCAATTGATACCAACAGGAACGCACCAGCAATTAGTTAGTGCCGGCCGTTGGTTGTTTGGGAATTTTGCACCAGTACGCGGGGCGCTATTGGAACAATGCACTTATTCAGTGCAGCCTTTTGTCCCTCAATATATTGGCAAGGATTTAGAATGGGGAGTGCAGGCCGAGGCATGGTTAAAAGAATTTCACGGCATTTTAGATGTCCAGGGTAAATGCGATTTTGAAGAAATGCTCTACCTGGCGCTGTTATCAATTAAGCGTGACGGTGACGTAGGCGTTTTATTAACTAAAACCGGCAGTGGTTATCCTGCAGTACAATTAATACCCGCGCACAGAATAAGTTCACGACAGCAAACACCTAACGAGCATAACGGAGTAATCACAAATAAGCAGGGCAGGGCAGTCGCTTATATGATTGACGGTGAAAGAAAAATTTCAGCGCGTGATATGGCTTTGTGCTATTTCCCAGAATGGGCCGACCAGGGCCGAGGCGTGACCCCTTTGAGCGCTGTTACTGGTGACCTTCAAGACGTAAAAGAACTAAGAGAGTACGAACTAAGCGCACAGAAGGCCGCTAGTAGCATCGCTTTAGTAGAACATAACGAAGACGGCTATGCAGACGACAGCGAGGCATTTATTGAACAGACAGTAGAAAACGGCAGCCTATCAACGACACTTGAAAGTATGGAAGGCGGCGCTATTAGATATTTCCGCGCTGGTTCAGGTTCTAAAATTGAAGTTGTCGAACGCAACCGACCAGGAGCAAACGCGCAGGAATTTGAAAACACAATTTTAAGAAGCGCATTCCAGGCTATCGAATGGCCTTACGATTTAAGTTTAGACCCTACCAAAATTGGCGGGGCAGTTGTTCGACTGGTAACAGCCAAGGCACAGCGCACAGTTGAAAAGAATCAGAGGCTAGTTAGGAAGA